GGGTGACGTTCGTGGGCCTCCGTTCTTGCGACCGTTCTGGCATGAGTTGCTTAATATCGACAAGATTACCGCCGCCAGTTCTGAGGGGTATTGGCGAGCCGGCTACACGGGCTACGTTATCCGTCCGCCGACCGATGAGAACGGTGTCCCTATCGGTGGGGTGGATTCGGATGGGCCTGGATCGAAGGAAGTCCAGAAGCAGATGGACGAATACTATGCGAATTTCGATCGCGATATTGCTACTCGTGGGTCGATCGAGTCACTGAATCAGTCGTTGCCGTCGCCGATGGAGCATCTGGAGGTCAACTATCGTGGGATTGCGAGTGCGACGAAGATTCCTATGTCGATCATCATGGGCAACGAGCGCGGTGATATGGCGACGCGAGAGGATCGCCGCAAGTACCGCGAACTGCTCGGCGGCCGTCGACGCCGCTATGCGGAGGTGATGATCGTTCGGCCGATCATCAATCGTCTGATAGCGATGGGTTTGATGCGAGCGCCGGAGGGCAACGGTTACGAGATTGAGTGGCCGGATCTTCATGAGCCGACGGAGATGCAGCGAGCGGAGACGGCTGGTGCGTGGGCATCGGCACTCCGTATGCTATCGGGTGGCGACCCGCGCCAGATCGCACAGCGTACCGAGCTTCGGGATGTTGTTGGGTGGGACCCGCTACCGGAAGGTGAGGATCCAGCAAAGGCTGGCGAGCAGCAGGGCCAGCGCGGTGTGATTCCGGAATTGGCTGGCGCACAGGATAGCGCGACTGGTCAGGAGGACCAGATCGGTGTTGACGAGTCCACCACCGGCAGGGATTCCGTGCAGAACACTCGATTTAACAAATGGGAGGCAGAGTACGAGCGTGAAGCTCTCGAAAACCTGAACGAGTTGTTGGAGGTCGATCTGTCGGAGGCACGAGAAACTGGTGGTGATAGTTCGTTTCGAGGGTCGCGCTGGTAACTCTACTCCACCGCCCGAGGAAACATGGTATGACGACGCTTCGGTTGGTCGGGATGGTCTATCTACTGCTGCGGATTCGAGTGACACCTATGGTGGCGACTCGGAGCTGTCGTTGAGTGAGTTGATCGAGACGGTGGATATCGAGAGCGATCAGGGGATAGCGGGGCTTGCTGGTCGTTTCCCCGATTCTGTTGATGAACTGAGCGAGTCTGAGTTGGCTGTTGCGCGTCGAATTGTTGATCGGCTTCGCGATTCGCGCTCGATCGGCGGTCTGTCGGAGTACGAGCGCGCTCTGTATGAGATCGAAATGCAGGAGTTGTTCGATGGTGAAGCGTTCGGTTCGTCTCGGTGGGAGACGCTGTCCCGTCTCAACTACTTCATGCTCGGTATCCCTACGCGTTTCAATTGGAACCCCGTGTTGCATCCACGTAGCCCACGGACGGGAAAGTTTGTTGAACGGCCGTGGGATCTACCGTCCGAATTTACTGATGTTGGTTCGATGTCGGTTTCGACTCTGATTGCCGACTCCGGCTTGGAGTTACCGCTTGGTCTTGGTGAGGAATATGCGATCGACGGCTATGGTGGGTCGGCAGCAGATATGGTCGATGGTTCGGAAAGATCGCCGGGAACATCGGGTTCACTCGATGAGTACGAGTTCGAGGGTGATCGTCCAGAAGCCGAGGCGTGGGTGCCTACTGACGAGGCGCGGTCGCCATCGGATGTTGTCGACACGTGGGAAATGATGTCACATGCGACTGCTGAGTCTCCGTTCCCGCTTCC